GACAACAACAACAAGCACAACAACAGGAGCAAATGCAAATGCAACAATTACAACAAGTAGCTAAAGCAGGAGGAGATATAGCACCACTAGCGAAAGCCTTACCTGAAGAAGCCAAAGCTGTTGCAAATGCTGATATAGAATAATGGGTGAAGCCAAAGAAAAACAAAAAAATTTTGAAAAGTACGTTCAAGATTTAAAAAAAAATTATCAATACATATTCAATACAGACGAAGGCAAATCAGTCATGTCTGATTTAGAAAAGAGATGCCACCATCACACGACTACCAATGTAAAAGGTGATAGTCATGAGAGTGCATATATGGAAGGACAACGTAGCATCCTTCTATTTATAAAAGCAATGCTACAAAACGATAACGAAAAAGGTAAATAACAATGTCAAGCGAACAGATAACACAGGAAACTGTGCCTGTAGAAAAGACAGAAACATCTACAGAAACAGTTAAACCTACAACACAAGAAACAAAACAAGAAGTAACAACATCAGCAACACAATCAACTTGGAAAGATTCTATTAGTGAAGAGTTTAGAAAAGACCCAAACATAGAAAAATTTACAGAGATTGATGCCTTAGCTAAAAGTTATATCAATGCTACAAAGATGATTGGTCAAGATAAACTTGCCATACCTACAAACAATTCTACAGAAGAAGCCTGGAATGAAGTTTATGATAAACTTGGTAGACCTGAGTCTGCTGAAAAATATTCTTTAGATGCAAAATCTAAAGTTGTTTCTTTAGATGAAAATGCTGTAAAACAATTTGCAGAAACATCTCACAAACTTGGTTTGAATAATAAACAAGCTCAAGGTCTTTTAGAGTTTTATAAACAAAACATGGAAGGCACAGCTCAACAAGCTAAGATTGATACAGAAACTGCTCAAGCTCAAACTGAACAAGAACTTAGATCAGAGTGGGGTAGAGAGTTTGATACCAAAGTAAAACAAGCAAGTTCATTAGCTAAAGCTAATATGAAACCTGAGATACTTGATATGACTTTATCAAATGGAACTAGACTTGGAGATCATCCTGAAATCATAAGAGGATTTGCAAAGATTGCAGGTATGATGGCAGAAGATAAAATTGTTTCAACAGAAAGCGAAAGTGTACAATCAAATCAAAGTATACAAGATGA